AAAACTCAAGCAGGCTACTGCGTGCAATCTTGGAAGTTTCCCGCTTGGTCAACTCTTCCAGCGTGGCATCGAACGATCACCAATTATTCTGAAACCCACCCCCCATCAAAATAAAACGCCCTGCTAAAAATTTTTATAGCAAAAAATCCATGAAATCGTGTTCCAGAACACCCCCCTAGTAATAGTGTCTTGACACGCCCTGCCGTTTCTATGTTATATTTCGCGCCATGCTGACCTGTATCCCAGAGTTGACGGTGCCAATCCCAAGCAAGCGGGAGGACGTGGTGTCTTTGCATACCAAGGTGGATGCCTTGTTTAAGACGGCTGAGTTCCTGCAAGCCTTCGGTGCACCGGATGAACCCTCAGAAGAAGATAAGGTGCGGGCACGCTCGGCCTTCCACGATTCGATCAGCACTGCTGAAGCTACAAATGTAGTAACAGCCCAGACCAACGCAGTCACAACCACAGCATCGGTGATGCACCTCAAGTCCATACTGAGCGAGTACGATCAGGTGGTAGTGAACTCGGCAGTGCAGATCAGAACCTATGTGACCAACAAGCTGATTGAGGAAACCACACACCCCGATCCCAAGATTCGCATCCGTGCACTTGAACTGCTAGGCAAGGTGGGTGACGTGGGGCTGTTTATCGAACGCAGTGAAATTACTGTCAAGCACAAAACCACGCTGGAACTTGAGGCTTCTATTAAAGGTAGGATTTCCAAACTGCTGGAACTTCGCAGCAAGTCAGAACAAGTTGTGGATGTGCTGGCCAAACCCAGAACATTGCAGGAAAGCAAAGCCGATGTGCTGAGCACCCCCACCCTAGTACGCTCTGAACCACATGATTGATTTTTCTGAATTCACAATGGAGGATCTACAAAACGTAGATTTGGCAAAGCTAGACCCATTGGATTTGGAATCGTTTGATGCCACGCTGGAAGAGTTGACCAAGCGGGAAACTTCCAAGATTGCACGCAGCAGCCTGCTAGAGTTTTGTATGAAGATGAACCCCGACTACAAGATCGGGCGGCACCACAAGAGGCTGGCGTCTCTATTAGAAGACATGGCGTTCAACCGCAAAGACCGGATTGCTGTCTCTATTCCGCCACGCCACGGTAAATCTTTTTTGGTGTCTGTGTATTTCCCTGCATGGTTCCTAGGTAATTTCCCTGATAAGAAGGTGCTGATGGTGTCTCACACCACTGACCTTGCCGTGGACTTTGGCCGCAAGGTGCGTAACTTGGTTGACCAAGAAATGTACAAAGAAATCTTCCCAACGGTGACGCTGGCCGCTGACAGTAAGTCTGCTGGCCGGTGGAACACCAACTCAGGCGGAGAGTATTTTGCCTGCGGTGTTGGCTCTGCCCTTGCTGGTCGTGGCGCTGACTTCTTGATTGTTGACGATCCGTTCTCTGAGCAGGACATCTTGAACGGCAACTTCGAGGTGTTCCAAAAGGCGTACGAATGGTTTACTTTTGGTGCTCGAACACGTCTGATGCCGGGTGGCCGGATGGCGATTGTGCATACCCGCTGGCACCCCAACGATCTGATTGGCATGATGGCCAAGGACATGGCACGCAATGACGATGCTGATAAGTATGAGTTCTTTGAGTTCCCTGCCATATTTAATGAAGGCTTGCCAGAGGAGAGGGCGCTGTGGCCTGAGTTCTTTGACCTTGAAGCCCTGCATAGAACCAAAGCGTCGATGCCCTCGTTCCAGTGGAACGCTCAGTATCAGCAACAACCCACCAGCGAAGAAGGTGCGATCATCAAGCGCGAGTGGTGGATGAAATGGGAAGAGGAAGACCCCCCAGAGTTAGAGTTTGTCATCATGACACTTGATGCGGCGGCTGAGAAGAACAACCGCGCTGACTTTACAGCACTGCTTACATGGGGTGTGTTTAGCCACAAACTCACGGGCGAGAAGCCCCACATCATCCTGATGAACGCCATCAACAAACGGGTAGAGTTTGGTGAACTTAAAGACATGGCGCTGGAAGAATACAAAGAGTGGGAACCCGATGCGTTCATCGTGGAGAAGAAGTCTAGCGGCACACCCCTGTTCCAAGAGTTCAGGCGCATGGGAATTCCTGTCCAAGAGTTCACCCCACACAGGGGCACAGGTGATAAAGTTGCACGACTGAATGCAGTGTCGGATATTTTCAGATCGGGCATGGTCTGGTATCCTGCGGGTAGGCGCTGGGCAGAGGAAGTTGTAGAGCAGGTGGCTGCGTTCCCCGCGTCAGATCATGATGACATGGTTGACTGCACAAGTATGGCGTTAGCTCGGTTCAGGAATGGTGGGTTCATCAGCTTGGACAGCGACGAAAAAGATGACATTCTCTCTATACCCCGTAAAGCGGCGTATTACTAAGGATCAAGCATGGCTACTAATATTGACAAAGCACTGTATCAACAACCCACAGGGATTGACGCGTTAGCGCAAAACGAAGAGGCGATTGAAATTGAGATTGTTGACCCTGAAGAAGTCAACATTCGTGCTGGTGACATGGAGATCAGCATTGGTGAAGGGGATGACGATACCTTCTCTGATAACTTGGCCGATGAAGTGTCTGAGAGTGCACTGCAATCTATGGCGGGTGAGTTGTGTTCTGACATCGACAATGATAAGAACAGCCGCAAGGATTGGGAGAAAGCATACACAGAAGGTTTGAAACTTCTAGGCTTGCAGATGGAAGAGCGCACAGAACCTTGGAACGGTGCGTCAGGTGTATTCCACCCCATGATTACAGAGGCGGTTGTGCGCTTCCAAGCTGAGACGATCACTGAGACGTTCCCCGCACAAGGGCCAGTGCGCACCAAGATCATTGGTAAGGAGACACCTGATAAGAAAGAAGCTGCCGCCCGTGTTCAAGATGATATGAACTATCAGTTGACAGAGAAGATGGTTGAGTTCCGCCCAGAGCATGAGCGCATGTTGTGGTCACTGCCAGCCACGGGTTCAGCGTTTAAGAAGGTGTACTACGACCCATCTCTTGGTCGTCAGGTTTCGATCTTTATTCCAGCAGAAGACATCATCTTGCCGTACGGCACCACAGAGATGGATACGTGCTACCGCATTACACACGTGATGCGTAAGACCAAGAATGAGATCATCAAGCTGCAGCAAGCGGGTTTTTACCGTGACGTTGAGTTGAATACACCTGACAAATCCATCAGTGATATTCAGAAAGCCAAGGACAAAGAGACAGGCTTTAGTGACCTCAATGATGAGCGTTACACACTGTATGAGTGCCACGTTGATTTAGACCTCAAAGGCTTTGAAGACGAAGAAGATGGGAAAGCCACCGGCATCATGTTGCCGTACGTGGTCACGTTGATTAAAGGCACCAACGATGTGTTGGCCATTCGCCGCAACTGGGAAGAAGATGACCCACTCAAACTCAAGCGTCAGCACTTTGTACATTACCAATATATACCGGGTTTTGGAGCTTACGGCTTCGGGCTTTTCCATCTTATCGGAGGCTTTGCTAAATCCGCTACCTCCCTCATGCGTCAACTCATCGATGCAGGAACACTTGCCAACTTGCCCGGTGGACTCAAGACCCGTGGCCTGCGCATCAAAGGAGACGACACGCCCATCGCACCGGGTGAATTCCGAGACGTAGATGTAGGCTCTGGCACGATACGCGACAACATTTTGCCCTTGCCATACAAGGAACCTAGTCAGACTTTGTACACACTGCTTCAAAACATTGTGGATGAAGGCCGCAGGTTTGCCGCTACCGCTGACATGAAAGTGTCTGACATGAGTGGCAACGCTCCTGTCGGTACAACACTGGCGCTGTTGGAGAGACAACTCAAGGTGATGACGGCTGTTCAAGCCCGTGTGCACTTTGCATTGAAGCAAGAGTTGGGTCTGCTCAAGAACATCATCCGTGATTACTCGGACACTGACTACTTGTATGAGCCAGAAGGCAATGCAGGCCCCCGTGCCAAGCAGTCTGACTATGAACACGTAGATGTGATTCCTGTGTCTGACCCCAACGCTGCGACCATGAGTCAACGTGTTGTGCAGTACCAAGCTGTGATTCAGATGGCGCAGATGGCGCCTGACATTTACGACTTGCCACAACTGCACCGCCGTATGTTGGAAGTGCTTGGCATCAAGAACGCAGATAAGTTAGTGCCACTGGAAGAAGACCAGAAACCCACTGACCCTGTGTCTGAAAACCAGAATGTGCTCAAGGGCAAACCACTCAAAGCGTTCATGTACCAAGATCATCAGTCACACATCCAAGTGCACATGATGTTGTTGCAAGACCCGCTGATTCAGCAGTTCATTGGTCAGAACCCACGTGCTCCGGCCATTCAAGCGGCGCTTACTGCACACGTTGCAGAACACGTTGGCTACATGATGCGTCAGAAGATTGAGCAACAACTGGGTATGCCACTGCCACCCGAAGACGAGAAGTTGCCACCGAACGTGGAGATTGCTTTGTCTGGAATGATGGCGCAAGCGGCACAACAAGTGCTCATGCAAGATCAAGCCAAGGCCGCACAACAGCAAGCACAACAGCAAGCACAAGACCCAGTGGTTCAGATGCAGTTGCAAGAGTTGCAGATCAAGCAAGGCGAGTTGGAATTGAAGAAACAGAAGTTGATGATGGATGCCGCAGCCGCTTCCGACAAACAAGATTTGGAAGAACAAAAGGTCAGCGGCCAACTGCAATTGGAATCAATGCGTGTTGGCGCACAGATCAAAGAGAGCGAGTTCAAGCAACAGTTTGAACAAGAACGCGCTGGCATCCAAATAGGCGCTGAGATTGCAAAGAACCAGAAGCAAATGGATTTGCAAGCACGCACCGCTGCACTGCAACAAAGTTCTCGCAACCAACCTAAAACGGAACCTAAATCATGATCCAAGACTTCGCACGCGTATTGCGCGAAAAAATACGCACCGACATGAACAACTACGCTGACGATCTGTCAGGTGGGGGTTGTCGCACATTTGAAGAGTATCAAAAACTTTGCGGGGTTATTCAGGGTCTGGCCCTTGCAGAGCGTTATCTCCTTGACCTTGCACAGAAAGTTGAACAATCCGATGAGTGATATTGATCTTTCCCCCGGTGCTTTTGCACTGCCTGAACCCATCCAACCTTTGGATGCACCTGAAGCCGAAGCTAACGATGAGCAAAAGGCCACGCAACTTCCTATCCCAACGGGTTGGAAGATTCTTTGCGCTGTGCCCGACATCTCTGAGCGAGTGGATGGTACAAGTCTGGACTTAGTCCGACCTATTGAAAGCATGCGCCAAGAAGAAACAGCAACCACTGTGTTGTTTGTTTTGAAAGTTGGCCCCGATGCGTACAACGACACCGCCAAGTTTCCTAACGGAGCATGGTGCACTGAAGGCGACTTCATCTTAGTACGTACCTACTCTGGCACAAGGTTCAAAATCTTTGGCAAAGAGTTCCGTCTCATCAACGACGACCAAGTTGATGCTGTTGTGCAAGACCCTCGCGGCTTAACCCGCGCTTAAAAGGATTAAAAATGCCAGAAGCATATAAATTTCCTGACGAAGACGGTGGAACCGACACAAAATCGGTAGACATTGAAAACGAAAGTACTGAAATTGAGATAGAAATCGTTGACGATACCCCCCGAGAAGACCGTGGCCGCAAGCCATTGGATCGTGATGTGGAAGATCCGTCAGATGATGAGCTTGATTCGTACACTGATGGCGTAAAAAAGCGCATTAAAGAGCTAACACACGCCCGTCATGACGAGCGCCGTGCCAAAGAAGCCCTTGCACGTGAAAAACAAGAGTTGGAGCGCATTGCGCAACACATTTTGGAAGAGAACAAGCGTCTCAAACAGCACGTGAGCACGGGTGAACAGACTTATTCTGAAACAATCAAGGCGGCAACACATGCCGAGCTTGAAAATGCCAAGCGTAAGTACAAAGAAGCATACGAAGCAGGCGATTCTGACGCTCTGTTGGAGGCACAAGAAGCCCTGACAGATGCCAAGATGCGTGTAGAAGCTGCAAAAAACTTTAGACCTACCCCTTTACAACAAGATGATATTGATGTACAAATCAAGTCATCTCCTCCACCCCGACAAGAGATCGACGATAAAACCTTGCGCTGGCAAGCAAAAAACCAGTGGTTCGGTCAACCGGGGTATGAAGAATTAACCAGCTTTTCTCTAGGGCTGCATCAAAAACTAGTGAACTCGGGGGTTGACCCTCGCTCTGACGAATATTTCGAGCGCATTGATGCTCGCATTAAATCGACTTTTCCAGAAGTATTTGGGAGGGAAGAAAAGCCTAAATCGGTTGATGGCTCTAAAAAGGCTGCAACAGTAGTTGCTTCGGCGACTAGATCGTCTGGGGTAAGAAAAGTTGAAATGTCGCCAACGCAAGTCGCCTTGGCTAAAAAATTTGGATTAACCCCACAGCAATACGCTGTTGAATTAGCAAAATTGGAGAAACAAAATGGCTGATACTATTGACCGCATCACACGTGACTTAAAAACACGCGATAAATCTGTTCGTGCAGTATACGTACCGCCGAGCAACCTGCCCGATCCGACACCTGATCCAGATTACACGTTTCGCTGGGTAGCGACTCATGTGCTAGGTCAGCCACTAGCCAACAACGTGTCCTTACAGATGCGCGATGGTTATGAGCCGGTGAAAGCAGTGGATCATCCGGAATTGGCTTTGTTTGGTAATAACGCAAACGGCAATGTGGAAATTGGTGGGCTGATGCTTTGCAAGGCTCCCAAGGAACGCGTCCAAGCCCGCGCTGAGTATTACAACAATCAATCCCAAAACCAGATGGATTCAGTTGACAATCATTTCATGCGAAATAATGACCCTCGGATGCCCTTGTTTGCTGACCGCAAGTCATCATCAAGTCGCGGACAAGGATTTGGTTCTGGTTCTAAATAATTTTTAGGAGTCCTTTATGGCTTATCCCATCATCGACGCCCCCTACGGCGTCAAGCCGGTCAATCTGATCGGTGGTCAGGTATTTGCGGGTTCTACCCGCAATCTACCTATTGCGTATAACTACGGCACTGCAATTTATTACGGTGACTTAGTTACATTGGGTACTACTGGCTCTACAGCCGGTTTTATCATCCCTTCTTCAACAAGCACTAGCTTGGTGAGCAAGGGTACAGTTGGTGTTTTCTTGGGCTGTTACTACACAAACCCAACAACAAAACAGCGTCAGTTTGCTCAGTACTATCCCGGTTCTGTTACCGCTGGTGACATTACTGCGATCGTTGCTGATGATCCCGACCAAGTGTTCAAAATGGCTGCGGTGACTGCTGCTTCCACTGCCACTATCTCTTCATTCCCATCAGCAATGGTTGGTTTGAACGCAGTGTTGAACACACCTGTTGGTAGCGCTTCTACTGGCAACTCTGGTGCTGGTTTGGTTGCTGCTAATACAACAACTGCTGTTGGCTCTGGCGGTGCTTTCCGTATCTTGAACTTGGTTCCTGATACACAGATCAGCACTTCTGCGGTCTTCGTAAGCACTTCTTCGACATCGTTCGTTGTGTCTGGCCTTACCGTTGGTCAAGTCATTCCTGTTGGAACTGACATTTTCCAATTGCTTAACGGTCAAGCGCAGCAATTGGGTGTTGGCGCAAACGTGGCTACTGCTGCGACTGTGACCACAACCGGTAACACTACACTGACTATCAGTGCAGCTGTGACCACCACACCTACCGCTGGTGCAACGATCGCTTTGGTTCAATCTCCAGAAGTTCTGGTTAAGTTGAACTTTGGCGTTCACAACTACTACGCTGCTTAAGGAGTAAATTACCATGGCTATTTCACGCGCACAACTACTTAAAGAACTGCTCCCCGGCCTGAACGCCTTGTTTGGTTTGCAGTACGCCACCTATGGCGAAGAGCACAAAGAAATCTACGAAACAGAGAAATCTGAGCGTAGCTTTGAAGAAGAGACAAAATTGTCTGGCTTCTCTGCTGCTCCAGTCAAGAACGAGGGTTCAGCCATTGCTTATGACAATGCGCAGGAAGCGTTCACGGCTCGCTACAACCACGAAACCATTGCCTTGGGTTTCTCAATCACTGAAGAAGCGGTTGAAGATAACTTGTACGACAGCTTGTCTGCTCGTTACACCAAGGGTCTGGCTCGTGCTATGGCCTACACCAAGCAGGTTAAAGCTGCATCTGTTTTGAACAACGGTTTCACAGGCGGTGTTTATGCTGGCGGCGACGGTGTTGCTCTGTTCTCTACAGCGCACCCCCTGATCTCTGGTGGTACCAACAGTAACCGTCCTTCAACCAACTCTGACTTGAATGAAACATCGTTGGAAAACGCTGTGATTCAGATCGCTGCTTGGACTGATGAGCGTGGCTTGTTGATCGCCGCTAAGCCTAGAAAATTGATCGTGCCCCCAGCACTTCAGTTCGTTGCTACTCGTTTGCTTGAGACTAACCTCCGTGTTGGTACCGCTGACAACGACATCAACGCGTTGAAGAACAACGGTTCGATTCCTGAAGGTTACTCAATTAACCACTACTTGACCGACACAAACGCTTGGTTCTTGTGCACAGACGTTCCTAACGGCCTGAAGCACTTTGAACGTATGGCCTTGTCTACGTCTATGGATGGTGACTTTGACACAGGTAACGTTCGTTACAAAGCCCGCGAGCGTTACAGCTTCGGCTTCGGCGATCCATTGGGCGTCTTTGGCTCCCCCGGTTCAACCTAATAAAACAGCCCCACAAGGGTAAGTTTGAGGCCACCTTCGGGTGGCCTTTTTGTTGTCATAAAGGTAAACTACGATCAGATTGCAGCCGCTGTGGTTGCATAAACACAGGGGCACATCATGAAATTTGAAATGGAATTTGGTTACTTTGGTAACAACAAGCTGTCTATCGAGACTCACGATTTTGAGATGATTGAAATTTTCCAGAAGTTTGTGGAGTTTCAAGAAAATTACGGCTGGGCTGTTGAGTACGAAGCTACTGCCGCCTTGAGACGATTTGATGACGAAGACGATACTGAAGAAGAGTTAGACGGCGCTGAAGCTGAAGCCGCCGCAGAAGCTGCGGATAACAAGTAATACTAGGGGGCTTCGGCCCCCTTCTTCTTTTTGGCTTTTTTAACAAGCCGTTCGTCGTGATGGTGTATGCGGTGGCAGTTGGCGCAGAGCACAATACACTTCTTAACTTCTTCCATAGCCCGTTTGAATGCACGATTTTTTATCAGCTTGTTGACTGACTCTTCTTTGGTGCTGCTGTCTATGTGGTGAAAGTCAAACGTAGCCGGGTGGTTTTGCCCACACTTTACGCAGGCTAATGTAGCTTTAAAGCTACGCCACTGATCTTTATACGCCTTGGCAGAGGCCTTACTTGCCGCAATTACAGTGGCCTTATTATTGGCGTAGTACGTACTTGCGTACGTCTTTTGTTTAGTTTGCTTAACTTTTGGGTCTTTATACGGCATGCTTGATCCTGTACTTCCAGTACAACGCCGTTTTTAAACCCCAAGGTTGAGATGGCTCAAACATTTTGAAACCTATAGCTATCAAACTGTTTGCGGATGCAGGGTTTTGATTGGTGTCAGAGATAACCCAGTTCATTTTTAGCGCTTTGGCTTTGCGAATCCGCGCTTTAATAAACCTTTTCTGAAGCCCGCGTCCACGATGAGCGCGTACAACACCTGCCCGACAAAGATACATAGTGTCAGACCAACGACTAGAGGGAACAACACCAGCGAACCCAGCAGCCTCACCGTTTTGTGTGTAAGCGACATACCAGTATCCTTGAGTAATTGGGTAAATTTTGTCGTGGGGAAGACACGCTTTTTGAAGCAACGTCAGTAGTTGCACCACCTCTGACTGGCGAGTATCAACAGGGGCAATGCGGTATTTCATACCCCTATAGTGCCGGGGGATTGTGACAAGAAAAATAATTGTTGCACCCAAGTAAACACCGTGATATAAACACAGTAATCCGGGCTTATCCGGTGCATTAGACAGTCCCGGCTGACGACATACAGACTAATGCACTTAACTTGTATGTAAGGAAAAATCATGGCTCAAACCACCTTTGCTGGCCCAGTTACGTCTAACGCTGGCTTTAATTCTGACGATACCTTGACCGCTGCTGACTACGTATCAGGCAGTTACAACCTCACTGATTTCACTGTACGCCCTGCGGCAACATGGACAGGCACAGTAGCTGCATTGGTTGGCGCGGCTAATTCCCGCACGGCTGGAGTCTCTGGCGCTAATATTTTTGGCTGCTATGCACAAACTTCAATGGGTACAGCAACATCCACCATTACAGGTCTTAACACTGCTGTATATGGTGTTGTAGACATGGGGCCAAGTACAAACGCAGGCGCTACTTACGGCGCGGTTTTTGACTTTGCTCAATTTACAGGCACAAGAGCCACAACACCAAGCGCGTTCATTGGTTTTGGTGAAGATTCATCTTCAACCAACCCTTGTTTAAACTTGTTTGACGTTGGCAGACTGGGTAAAAACGTAGCCGCAGGTTTGGCTGTAACAGCAGGAACACCGACTACACCAGCAGGTCAAATACGAGTTCTGGTTAACGGCGCTATTCGTTACATCCAACTGTTTAGCACATCTGCTTAATATGACCGAGTTAGACCTTAAAGAACGCCTTGAGGCGTTAGAGGCCCAGAGGCGGCAGATGGAAGCCAATCTAAATGCCATCGCTGGGGCCATGCAAGAATGTCAGTACTGGCTGCAAAAGATAGCAGACAAACCGGAGCAAGAAAATGTCGATGCAAACTGATGTACAGGCAAGTGTCCCGCTAACTTCTACGGGGCAATTTACCAATCAAGCACCTACTGCTCTTACTAGAGCAAGGGTCAAAGCTGTTTACATGGTTCCGTCAGCTACGGCGGGCAGTGTAATATTTAAAGATGGTGGGTCAGGCGGCACAACCGTTATGACGCTTAACACCGTGGCTTCTGCTACGCAACCTACGTATCTTATATTTCCGGGCGAAGGTGTTTTATTCAGCACCAATGTTCATGGAACTGTGGCGAACGTAACTTCAGTCACAATTTTTTATGGCTAAGAAGAAAGGCCCCGTCCTATCAGTTGGAAGAGGCGAGAAATTGCCAATATCCAAGGGGGCGGGCTTGACTGCCAAAGGCCGTGCTAAGTACAACGCGGCTACGGGTAGCAACCTGAAGGCTCCACAGCCACAGGGCGGTAAGCGTAAGGACTCGTTCTGCGCACGCATGTCAGGTATGCCCGGCCCCATGAAAGACGAGAAGGGTAAGCCCACCCGTAAGGCTGCTGCTCTTGCAAGATGGAAGTGCTGATATGAACCAAGAAAACGTTG